ATTCCAAGTGCAAATAGGTTCGTTGCTGCTATCTTCAAATCTTCCATTAGTTTATTACTTCTGCGTACAACTTAAATACCTCATCTCCATCTAAGGCTCTATCAAGTATTCTAACTTGGTCTATTTGTCCATTCCAAGCACTATAACCAGATGATTTTCTAGGGGAATTTCCTATTTCAAAATCACTACCACTGCTAAATGTTGTGTTTGTGGTTGTGTCAGCTGTCCCTGCTGAACTTAATGGTGTGCTGTCTAGATACACGCTATATGCTCCATTACTCATTGTAAGTACAAAATGATGCCAAGTGTTTAGTGTGAATGTACCCGATGAACCGAAAATGTTTGCACCCGCACCACCAGTTCTGCCATCTATCGCTACCTCTAATTGTCCATTAGGATGCACTGCAAGATATATATCCTGAGAAGTAGAATCCCAATTACTAAAAAACCAAGTATTTATTGAAATGCTTTGTAGATTTAGCCACATTGATATGGTAAAGTTATTCGTAAGTGAAGATATATTTGTATCAATACTACTACTTCCAGCACTACTTCCACCACTAAAACTAGCAGCATAAGTACCAAATAAACCGCTACCACTTGTGAAGGTTACATTATTAGCAGCTCCATTGTTACTTCCAGTAGAATCATTTGCATTATTCTCTAACTCATAAAAGGCTTCTTCACTATTATCTCCAAATGGGTCAGAAGCATCCTTTGTTATGTAGGCTTGTTTCTCATTGTATAGATTTGCCACTTCAGTAGCATCTAAAAGCAAACCATAAATTCTAACTTGGTCAATCTTACCATCAAAAAAACCACCTGCACCTGAAACATATGCACCAATAGTATCACCTTGACCAGCAACATAAACATTCCCAATAGCAAGTGGACTTCCTTGTGCCACACCATCGAAATAAGCAATCATATTACCCCCTGCTTGGGCAGTTAGGCAAATGTGATGCCAGTTACCCACAGTAATTAGATTTTCATTTAAATTTATTACCTTATTACCTCCATCGTAAAACTTAAACTCTAGTCTTTGACCTGCTGAATATCCTGAATTTATTGAAATCTCAATTAGCCTATTTTCTCTAAGGCTTATAATAGTCCTATCTCCACTTAAAGTGTCTGCGTTTATCCAAGCTGATATTGAGATGTCTGCTGATACACTTGAAGGAATATCGGTCAAACTCACATAGCCGCTAGTACCATTAAACACCGCAGCAGTACCATACCTACCAAATTCATAGGTTATATTAGATTCAGTACCATCGTAGTTTGTTGTTTCATCGTTGGCATTACCATCAAATTTATAGTACGCAGTAATGGTGTCTTGATAGTTTAATGTATCTGTTGTAGGTGTATAAACAGTAGCAGTTTCTCCGTAAAGAGTAGATACTTCTGAAGAAGATAGTGCTTTGTTAAACATTCTTACTTGGTCTAATTTCCCTGTAAAATAGTAACTCCCATTACTTCTTCCCAATCTCGCTCCAGTGCTTAAACCGTAAGGCTTATTCGTTGTAGTTCCAATAGAACTTCCATTAACAAAAACTTCCATATTTATAGAAGCACCAAATGCTGATGCAGTATAAGATGATGCCCATCCTGTCATATTTATTACAATATGATTCCACTGAGATGTAAGTGTAGTTGAATTTAATAGGATATTTTGGTTTCCTGTGTTGGCTGTAATGCTATTAGACCCTGTGCCATAGGCATAAGGAACTATAACACCATTCCTGTTATTAATCATTAGAATTGGGGAAGTGCCACCTGTGGCATCTGCTTCCATCCAAAATGATATAGCAATATTATCACTATTTTGCGATAGTGATGTTTGTATGTATGAACTACTGCCATTAAAACTAGCACCCCAGTTTATTTGCCCATCTACTCCGAAATCAACATCGTAAGGTGTGCCATCATAATTACCACTAGTATCTGAACCATCGTAGTCTAACGTATAAAGAGCAACACCACTACCATCCCCAAATACATCTAATGTGTCAGAAGTACCACCGCTAGGTGCAGCAGCCGCAGCTTCTCCTATAAAAAGTCTTTTTCCTAAACTCATATTATGGTAAATCTATTGCAGGTGGGTCAAACAAGATAGGTGTCCATTTCACTACATTCTTTTTTGTAGTAAGGGCATTTACTTCTGTTTCTCTTTCTTCCACCTTTGCTCTGATATCACTTCTTTCGGTTGTTATTGCAGAAGGAGTCGCAGTACCTAATTCGGCTTCCCTTGTTATGTACCAATCCGTCTTGGATAGTTCTACATTGGCAAGTTCTTTTACTTTTGCTATCTTCTCTGCTTTTAGTTCCGATAATGTACCTTGTATTGTTTTATTAGACTTAGTTCTTTTAAATACACTATTATCAGCATCCCAAGTGATTTCTCCTAGAACCTCTACTCTAGGGTCATAAGAATCTGAAACAACATCATAAAACCCTTCTGCTTCTAATGTAGCAGTATCAGCTTTTCTGAAGTTCAATATTACACTACCATCACTCTTAGTGTAGGTGCTTGGTAATCTTTTGTACTGGACTATTTGCCCATTTATTTGCTTTGCCTTCATATTATGGTGTTGTATCTGTTTCGTAAGTGTTAATTGAGTAATTTAAAATAGCAGCACTATCTGTATCGTCTACACAAACTACTTGTAAATGATTCGTTTTAGAAGTATCAAAGTCAGTACTTCCTACTTTGCTTATTACAGATGTTGTAAAGCTATCTGCTAATGTTATAACTGCACTTGATAAATCAGAACCTGAAAGTAAAATATCTACTACTTGACCAGTTTTTAAATCGTTTAGATTTAAGGTTACATTTCCTAAGTTACCAGTAAGATTAAAAGCAGCATAGTCATCACATTCTAAATCAATAGGGCTAGTGGTTGAAGATATTGTCTGCACTCTAGTATATCTGTTGGCTAGTTGGTCATGACCTACACCATTATCAGCAATCTGAATATCATCTGCATTTACAGCAATACCAGTTCCTGCACCTACTGCTAAAGAAGCATCTCCACTTGTTGCATCTCCAGTAAGACCATCACCAGCTACTACGCCAGTAATATCCCCCGCTACAACCCAAGTGAACCCACCACTTGTATGGTCATAGGATAATACATAATCATCAGTCCCAGAGCCTGAGGTGTTTGTTGTTGAAAGCTGACTTGCTTTTATAGCTAGTGTAGTACCAGATAAGTCCTGAGTATCTCCAGTGTAAGTTTGCCCGTATATCTCAGCAAACATCTTTCTTACCTTTACGAATGCAGCTCTCAGCTCATCGCCTGTTCCGTCATTAGCCGTTGTTCCTACATCTAAATTTTGTGATGCCATATCTTAATTTTTAATTATTCATACATGATGGCTCTGAAGCTATATCAATAGTAGACTGGTTGGAGTCATCTCCCCACCAACTACTACAATATATTACAGCCCAATTTATTGTGTTTGCCATTATACTTCTGTTTCGTCAATTCTTAACCCGATAGAGCTAATAATGAATTTAGTTATGCTTATTACTAAGCTACTTCCTCCTGCTATAATAGGATAAATAATACCCCACGCATTATCTTCATTAGCGTTGCCAAAGTGACTCTTACTATAAATACTTCCCCAACTCACGTTTATTCTTTTTTAAATAACTAGACAATCGTATTTCGTTCTTTTTCTTTGGTTTATACTGTCTCTTGTCTTTTTGTCTTATAACACCCATCCTTGATAATTGGTTTGCTTATCAGGATATATATCCTCGTTGTTATTTGTGTAATATTCAGGAAACTTAGACGATGCATTAAAGCTCATGTATTCCACAAATCTAGTAGCGTAATACTCAGCATAATCCCTTTCCCTAGCGATCAATGAATCTATTTCGTCTTTAGATGCTGTTTCACTATTCTCTGAGCCATGTTTAAAAACACCACCATTAGCTATTGTGTATGCGGCAAACGGAAGGTACTCAGCCATTGCGAAATGAATCAACATAGGCTGTACATGATCATTAACTAAATCCAAATAGTCCCCCGTCAAGTCATCATCAATAATATCAGCAGATATTTTATCATACAAATCCGTACCTAAGTAATTTCTTACATGAACCTCTTGAGCGATCTTTATAAACTGAATGAATTTGTCAGTGTCTATATTGCCGTTTAAAGCCGTATTCTTTACTAGGTCGCTTCTTTTGATAAATAGTGCTGTTGCCATTATTCTTCCATTTGTTCTTGTTCTACGTCATCTTTTTTAACCCCAGTTTCTTTTTCAATCTCAGAATCAGTTACAGCGTTTGTTAAGTCAGTGAATTCTAGAGGTTGCAATGTTTTGAAGTATATATCTAGATTTATGTCATTGTAATCTAAGAGCTGCTCAAAAGCATCTAAGATTGTTACCTGCATCGGTCTAATAACAGTGTTATCCATTAGTAGGGATGCCGTCTGGAGTTCGTCAGCATTATTACCCAAGCCTGAATTATCTTTTATACCTACAAGCATTGGTGAAACAATTCGATGAGATACCATGACCTTCTTCATCGACTCGTCTGATAAAAACTGGTACTGCTGATGAGCGTCATTGAGAATGACCGGCTCTATAGTGGCTGCCAATTCCTTTGAATCATTGAATGCCAAGATGAATTTACCTGCGTTAGAAGAACCTGAGAACTTCTCATAGATAGCTCTTTCGATTGAATCTCGCTGCTCTTTATCAGGAGTACCATTATTAAAGTTTATGAGCATACTAGGAGAAAGACCATTCTGGATGTTGCTTATATGGTAGTTAGCAATCTCCTCTTCAAGCTCCGCATATTGTAACCCTCCCTGATAATCTACTGGAGAGTAGTAATAGAATCCTGCCCTGTAAGGCTGAATGTAAAGAATCTCTATAGCAGAGTTACTTTTGCCAAAAGCCGGTATTCTCTTAGGAGGGTTATTCTTCTTTACTTCAGACCAGTCTGGAGCATAGTAATAAGCCTGTACCTCTCCATTCGCACTAGATTTCTCAGCTCTTATAGTTTCAATCGGCATATGCTCTACCTGTGCTATCTTAGACCTGTCTTTAGTGTATATCACTTGAACTGCTGCCTGTCCCATCATCTTGTAGTCATAGCAAACTTTCTTTACGCAATCCTTTCTAAGCAGCTCCTTCATCTCTGAGTATGCCTCTGAATTTGAATCTCCGTCTGTAGCGTCTAAACCTCTGCCGTAGATCATCTCAGCAATACCATTAACAGCAGCATTGTTTGTTGGAGATCCGTTGTATCTGTCTATTAGATATGAGAAGTAATCGTTATCCTCCCCGTACTCAACCCAGTCCTCTCTTTTGTTTTCTATTATTCTTGGGGCTGTGTATGAAGATAGATTCACAACATGAATACTATCCTTTGCTTTTATGGCAACCTTGTTTGGCGTATGCTTTCTTCTACTCATTATATTATTACATAATCGTTATCATAACTATCTTCCTCTGTGTATTCCCCTTCATTAATGAAATACTTGTCTAAGTTACTCTGATCTGTGCAGAATATCAAACCTCTGTAGATATCATTAGACCCGTCCTTGACTTTGAATGAATACATAACCCCCTCTTTCAATGAAAAAGAACCCGTAAGAACCATATAATCACCTGAGGTGGTCTTAGTTACAGACACACTTGATGAAACACCAGTAGACTTATTGGTTATGGATAACGTAGGGGTTTCTGCGTCACTCCTAGAAATTACCTTTATAAACTGATTATCTGTGGAAGTAGTCAGTATTTTCATACTAAAGTAACTAAAATATATCTTTTTGTTTTAAGCAATAAAAAAGGGTAACATAAAGCTACCCTCTTTAAGATGTTACAATAGATAATCTTATGGAGTTCTTTGTGTTGAAGCCGAAGCAGTAGCACTAGACATTCCTGCAAACGGATCAGCAGAAGTTGGCGAGTCTACGAAGTTAGGCATAGTAGTTTCGTTAGCCGTAAGAGTCAAAGTGTAACCTTGCAAGTCACCCATAGCAGTACCAGTCACAGCAGTTCCTCCTGTTACTTCAGCACCATGCTCTCTTCCGATCAACAATACCTTTCCATCAAAAGTCTCAATAAAGACGTGAGGTCTTCCGTAAGACATCAATTTCAATTCTTTATTATCTTCCTTTGTCAATTTGTGAAGTGTTACATTCACAACCTGCTCAAAGAAAGTAGTTCCATTCTCCAATGAAGTCTGGATATTGGTTTCTAAGGACGAGTTTCCTTTAACATCGTAAGTGTGGAAAGAGAAAGTGCCACTTAGATCTGTCACCTCATCATCTGAAAGAGTAACAGTTCCTAAATCGCCAAAATCCACAAAGTGAATTTTTCTTACACCACCTACGGCATCCTTACAGGGTTTTAAACGTCCACCAGTTAAATCACAAGCCATAGTATTTTATTTTATAAAAAAGGGGCAGGTAGTAAACCACCTACCCCTTCTTATGTTTAACAATTAATTATTAATTAGCGGAGTTTGTAATTCCGTAAGTAACGATATCTTCTACGTTTCCGTATTGTACACCTGCTGTGAATCGCATAACGACTCTAGCATTCTGGCTTCCGTCAAGATCAGCCATGTCTAAAACCTTAACCTCATTATGGTCAGATAGCAATCCCGTTCCAAAGAATAGGTTGGATTTCTCTGCCGCAACAGCAGTGTTGTCAGCAAGACCGTTGGCAACAAACAACTTAACACCGTCAAAGCTAAGGCTTCCGTTGTTCCACCATTGTGTACCTTGGTCATTTGTACCGGCAGCACCTAATCCTGAAGATCCGAATCCTCCTAATGCACGAACATAAGCTCTTGCCATATTCTGAGATACATAGATGTGAAGGTCTTCAGCCCCATACAAGCTAGAAGGGATAGCATCAACAATGCTTCCGATCTGAGCAATCACGTTAGAAGACGTTACAGTAGTACCTGCAACTTCTTGTCCGGCAGGAAGGGCAGCATCCAATGCAATCTGAGTGGTCAATCCGTTGAATTCTCCATTGTTAGAAGTGTCTCCTCTCCAGATGTTAGTTTCAGTTTTCTCAGCAACCTTAGCAGCAATATGACCAATCAAGAAATCAGCAAATTTCGGTGGTACGTTGTTGTAGGCAGAGAATCCCATCTGTAGAGCTTCCCAGTCAGAAGCAAAATCTTTCTTACAGATTTGTAGGTTAACTTGTTGCTCTTCCGGTTGTAGGATTCGCTCAGTCAATGTTAAAGTAGAAGTAGGGTCGAAATCACAAGTTGCATCTTTTACGATAGCATCTGTGGATAATTTCTTAATCACCTCTTTAAACTTTACATTTGGTTTTACAGTGATACCACCGTTAGCGATAGTAGCACCTTCTAGCAGGGCAGCAGCGATATATTCACCGGCAAACTCACCTGCATAAGTTGTAGTAATTGAAGTAGTTGTAGCCATTTCTTATTTATTTATGTCTTTTTAAATATATTATTATTTGTTTCCTATTCTAGACATTACTCTGTCTAGTGTGCTTTGTGGTTTGTTAGAACCGTAAGCAAACATCTTCTTTTCGTTGGTCTCAGCGTCTGGAGAGTGCTTGATTGGCTCAGCGGCAGGTTCAGCAGATAGCTTCTCGATCTGAGCTTCCATTGCTTCCTTCTCTGTTTTATAACCTCCCATTTCCTCATCAATCATCTTCTTTAGCGCTTCGATTTCAGCCTTAATACCTGACATAGCAGATTTAAAGTCATCCTCCTTGACATATCCCTCCATCAAGTTTACGTCTTCTTCTACTGACTCCTCAGTCTCTTCTTCCAATTCAACTTCCTCAGAAACCTCTTCTACGGCTTCTTCTGTAGTCTCTTCGGAAAGTTCAGTAGTGTCTACTGGCTCTTCAATCGCTACTTCCTCCTCAGGAGCAACAACTTGTTCTAATACCACTTCTTCTTGAGCGATATCTTGTGCAAGTTCATCCTCCTTAGCAAGAGCAGACAATTTGAGCCAAATCTCATTTAGTAGTTTTGTACTCTCCATGTTCTTTAATGTTTATATAAGTAATTGATTTAAAAATATGTGTTCGATTTTTAATTGGCAGCCTGACAAGTGGCACAGTCATCATAAACTACTGAAGCTGTATTGATATGTACCCCTTCTGAATGACGAGTTGATGTTATTGTGTAGCAATGATTATGATTATTCTCTAACGTTAGATAATAAACTTTTCCAACTGTTAAAGTAGCATTGTGAATGTGAACGTGACGAACGTGCCCATCTGAACAAGAAGTGACTGTATATCCATTCCAGCTATCAGCTAAACTTTCACCTGTAATATTACCTATTCCTTGGGCTTGTAAAGACCCATCACAACAATCGATAGAATATGTTTTTCCATCCGGACACAGACATCCCCTCTTTCCACCCCTAGGAGATGTTCTACTCGCAGTGTACTTTCTTCTTTTTCTCATTTCTTAGGTGATTTAGGATGTTTACTTGGAAGTAAGTCGTAATCAGTAGTGTATTTCGGGTTTTGAGGTCTACCGTTTCTTACTAAATAAAGAAATGCATTAACTCTAGCAAAGCCCCACTGAGAAGCACTACGGACTTTAGGAGAGTGACTAGTATTAAAAGCACCCAAACCACGCTGATAAACGCTAGACAACTGACCGACAGTAACACCATACCCCAGTTTCTCTTTATACTTCTTATTAAATTCATCTGATTTTCTTTTTAATGTAGCTCTATCCTTAGCGGATACTTTAGCTCCAGTTTTGCCCTTTGCAGAGCCTCTAGCAGATCCTTTTCCCTTCGGTGAAGTGTTTGGTGTGTCAGACGCAGGGGCTTTCTTAGAAGGCTTTATTTCGCCTTTCTCGCTAACCTTAGCCATATCAATCTCACCAAGATCCTTCAATTTACCTCTTGCCCATCTCAAAGCAGCTTTTCCTCCCCATGCATCGTACATCAATTTACCACACCCATCAGAGTAGCTTGTAGAAGACTCCAAATCAGGTGCGTGACGTGATAGGAAGCTATACATTCTCTTAATAGTAGATACTGTTATCTTTGATTTCGATGCTAATTGCGAGGCTCTGCGTTTTCCTACGGCAGTACCACAAGAACCCCAACCATTTTCTTTTACCCATTCTAATACTCTTTTTGCGTTATTAACGACACCCTCCGGATAATCACTGTAAGTCTCGAATTCATACTTTTGTGACTCAAGTAAATCATGTATCTCGAATAACATCTCCGCTGCTTCATTCTCTTCTACTCCAGAAACAGCACTCATACTTATCTTATCAGTAAAATACCCCTCAATAGAAAATCCTTTTACTAATCCTGTTTTAACATAATTATCCCAAACCTCATCGTTGTTTACCTTCATGCTCACCATCCAAGTGCCAACAGGCATTTCTAAACCGTACTTTCTAGACTTGTCATGGACTTCATCTTCTACTATCCAAGATTCTACAACAGTCAGCCCATTTAACTCAGCTTGATGTTCTAATGTTGACTTACTTTGATTGCCCTGTATCAGAAACAATTCAGAAGCTCGTCTAACTGTATCTTGGCTAAAGTATATATAATACTCGTCTTCTCCATCAGAACGGTATATTTTCTTATCAGGTATTAAAGCTGCCCCCATAAGGATTTTCTTTTCCTTATCTATTTCAGCTAGTTCAACCTTCTCTTGTTCTTTAAGTGCTACAAAGTGCTCCTCTATAGCAGGACGATCCACAATACTAATGGCATCTATACCATGGAATAGTGCATCTTCATCGATAAGTAATTCTATTATTTTCATATTATTAATTTCCTGTTCTTCTTCCGCCACCAGTACCGGCAATATTCGTTTGATTGTTGTCAAATTCCTGTTGGTTTGTTATATCCTTACCAACCACATAAGCTCTAACAGGCTGCCCCAATCCTGAATCTCCCACAGCCATAGCTAATTGATTAGTAGCAGAAGCACCAACCACATTAAATTCTGGAGCTTGTACACCTCCACCTGCCCCACCTGATGCTCCTCTACCTGAAGAGGGAACTTTAGGATTGTTAGGGTCAATCTTCATTATATTTCTGACCTGTGCGAATCCCATCAAACCTCTAGTTGCAGCGTATATTTCTCCCAAAGGAGGTGCTATTTTTAATGCTGCCGTAATGCCCTCATAGGTATTGAATAAAGCCATAGCTATAGCGGTAGCCTTACCAACGGCACTTTGCTGTCCAGACGCTTCAACTATTGCTTGACCCAAGTCTAGAAGTGCTTCTCTTTTTTCCCTTATCATCAACTGATCGTAATATGCGTTGACTTCTCTAAGTGCGGCTCTCTTCTTTATCTCATCATCAGTTGTTGCGTCAATTTCAGCTATTCTTTGCTGACGCTCCATTTCTATAGCTCCGGCTGCAAATTCTTGCTCTTGAACTAAAAGCCCCATGTTCTTTTTATGGAAGGCTGATCTTATTTTACCTAATTCTTTTATAGCCTCAATCTCCCTTCTGAGACTTCTAACAGGTAATTCCTCATAGTCTTTTTCCGGAGCATTTTTCTCAGCATCTTCCTTGGCTTTTCTTCTAGCTCCTATTTTTGCAGCTTCTATCTTGGCTAACAATATTTGATATTCCCTGCTTTTTACATACTCCTCCTCTTTAACACCTAAAGCCTCCTGTTCCTTTATGAATACTTGTAGTGCCATTTCCGCTAATTCAACAGGTGTCTTTTTACCTAATATCCTTTGGACGGCTAAATCTGTACCGAAATCAACAACCTCCTGAGTGACCTTATCTATTTTACCACTACTACTAAGTAATTGATCAATGAATTTATTTAATCCCTCAGGATCATGCTCAAAACTAAGCAACTTATTCTTATCAATCTCTACACCTAGTGCTTTTAATCTTTCTAAAGTCTTATCTATAAAATCAGTATTACCAAAAATCCTAAAAGGTAAATTTGCCTTTACAGCCAGTCTAAGTCTACCTAGTAGAGTTTTTATAGTGTCATCTTGATCAACAAGAGCCTCGTTGCTTTCTTTTATCTCTCCTTTTAAGTCAAAGAAATCCTTCCTTAGATTCTTAACCGCAGCACTAAGATCTGAAGTACCATCGCTCACCTCCTTAAACTTCTTTACTATCTTAGGAAGGAAAGACAAAAGTAATTGAACCCCTATGAGTACTCCACCAACACCGAAAAGAGACTTTTTCAAGTCTTGAAGAGCCGCACCCATGCCGCCCTTATTAGTTCTAGCAAATTCCTGACCCAATTCGATTATTCTCCCGATGTTGTTAGCCATACCTTGTATTCCGTATGCAGCATCAGAAGCAACACGACCTGATTCTATCAGTATAGCATTATTAAGACCTGATTGAGCCCTATTCCCTTTGTTAGCCTTAGCTAACCTATTTGTCGAGGTAGCTAATTCATCAACCCCTTTCTTGGCTTTGCTTAGAGACGGTGATACATTTCTGTCTATTACACCTATTTCAATTAATACCTTCTTACTTGCCATGCCAATATCTCTTTATTTGTTGTTTAGCCTCTTTCATGTTAGAGACAGCCTTATACTTTCCCTTAGCAATATCTACGTTCTCAGATACTCCGTACCAATCATCTCTATTCAATAAGTCTATAATCGTTTTTATCATTACACTATTTCGTCTGAGTTTAAGTTTATAAGTTCTAATTCCGCTTTTCCTGTGTTTAAATTAACCTCTATAGAATTAATCCGAAATATAGTATCATGTACCTTAAACTGGTCATTCAGCTTTAGGTTATGGAGTATCTTATGGTCTAGATAAGCCGTATACATGACTATTCTTTTACTCACATCAAACACACTGGTTATATATTTTGTGTAAAATTTATTGAATATAGAATTAGTGCTTAATCCATAATCCTTCAATTGCCATTCATCTATCTCGGCATCAAAATTAATACTGAATGACGGTGGTGTATCAGGAGTGCCATTTTCGTTACTGTTTGATGGTTTCCAATATGATGATAGTCCAGTTGGAGGAGATGTAGATATCCAATTTATATATTCTGTCGAATCCGGTATTGAGATGTTTATGCCGTAAAATAAAAGCGGAGGTATACTCTCAGAGTCATAATTACCAGTATCTTCATTAAAGTCACCACCGGCAGAATAACCCCACTGAATTAGTGTTTGAGCTGAAGACTCTAGCGGAGATGGAGCTGTGTCCAATAACCTTTCATATTTCAAGTGACCAAATGGAAGCTCTAAATTATATTCTTTTTTAAAGTCAGTGTCAGGTATTGTATAATCTAGATCACCAAAAACCTGATTAAACTTGTTTTTATGATGCTCCATGTTTACAGCTTCAGTCTCATCGTATTGGAAATTTATGGAAGAGAACGGAAGTGAGGTATTTACCTTATGGTTACTGGTGTCTATTAATCTAGATATATCCTTAGTAACACCATCAGCATAAAAATCGTCTAGAGTCTCTACTTTTATTTTGCCAAAATTAGCATCTGAACGATCATCAACATAGAAAGCTGTTAAGTTGAATAACTTGAATATACCTGTTAGGAAATCTATAACCTTCAGGTCTGGAATAAAGTAACTTTCATTATCACTCCCCGTCAACTTAACTTTTACCTGAGTCGTTGGAGGTGGCGAGGCAGGGGTGCTAAAGGCTTCATACTTATCCTCAGAGCCTATTGATGAAGGATCAATATCCCTAGTGGCAAACACTAAAAATGCTAATGGAGTGACTTCTTGATTAGCCTCCAGAAACACCTTATAATTAACTGTAGTGCCTACGGGATCGGATGACGATATTACCTGTATTCTACTCTCTCTCTGGGTTATATTTGTGCTTGGGTTATAATAAGGGATTACAATCTCTTCATTAGTATCTACATTTAGAAATCGAACTCTAGCGTCAGCACTAAGTGAATGACCAAATAAATTAACAGAAGCACCTAAATGATATTCCAGTCCTGTCTCGCTTCCCGTTTTTACTATGGTTAAAGTCCCACTATCATTAGTGAATTCAGAAATATCTGTTTTTGTCCTAGGGAATAGGGATGCTATTGTTGAAGAGTATACCGTTTCACTTATGAATTGATACGAAAATGGAGAATCATCCTGCTCGTCTATTTCTCCACTAATATTACTAAGCCACATATAAAGATTAGAAAATGCAGCAGTGTCAAAGAAATCTCTAGTAAAAGATAAACCGTACTTGTCTTCTATAGCTTCTATGACATGGATGCACTTTATAGCAGGTTTCAAGTCCGTGAACTCTAAACCTCTAGTAGTGTCAGGACTAGTTGAGTCATGGTACAAATTACCCTCTGTGTTTTCTGGGTCTGAGCCAGATAAACCACTGTTAAAAAACAACCTCTTGCTCGATGTTATTAATGGGTATATTATCGCGTCATCCTTAGAAACTCCTCCAACGGTAAAATCTAAACCATCAGTCAAACCAGTCTTCACATTAACAGATCCGTAATCATGATTAAAATTAGAAAGGTAGGATAAATCTACTAATTTGTCATCCGACAGCTTATCCTTTAGGGATACTAAGTTGCCGTAAAATGTAATTCTATAAGAGTAGGGTTTGTTATTTTTCATGTCTACACCTTCTAGGAATATCTTTCCTATTTTAAATGGAGCATGATTAAGATGTATCTCAGCATCCTTTCTCTTTCTTGCATCAAAGCCATTATTTATATATGGGCTATAGAAATGTTTGAATATTTTATTATTGGAATCACTAGCCGGAACTACAAAAGATCTACTGAAATCAGTAAACACCGCAGATATATCTCTTACGTTCTGTATAGATAGATTCATTTGAATCGTTTCTGTATCGAACAGGTCTACTCTTTGGTCTTCTATAAATAATTGGACTTGATTCATTATCTTATATCCTGAATAAAGTTGTGTGAATATTCAAAGTCTAACGTGAAACTTAGTAATTTTTCATTGACCTCCATCTTCTCTTGGAACTGCAAGTTTGCTGGTTTTACCGGTGTAGGGACTACAAGCCCTGATTCATTTGCTTCATGTATCCAACAAAATTCAGTAACCAACAATTCTTTTATTACTTGGTTATGATCCTCCGTTACAAAACCGGTATTTAGCTTAATACTCTTTCTGGCATTTATATCGTAATCGACACTAACGTGCTTAGAGGGATTGAAATCTAATACCTCATTTACAGCGTTGACCCCCAAATCTAGAGTAGATGATCTATAGCTATTTTTGTTTACATTGAATGCTCTATCGCTTCTCTTGAAGAACCATAACTCTTGTATCGCTCCAAATTTATTAAGGAATGATATTTTATATGGAGAATGTTTGCATTCGTCTATCGTTCTAATTGTAATAGTATCAGTACCTCCTTTTTTATTAGTGAAAACACTTCTTGTTACATCTTGACTTACATTAGTATCAGCTTGACTACCTTCACTATCAGAGCCTCTAAGTGCCGTCATATCTATTGTATACTCATCAAAGGCAGATGCTTTTATTTCTGTCTGATCTATTGTTACAAATTTAACACTACCTCCGAATTTATAATCACTAACAAGAGTCTGATCATTGTAGTATTCAACACTAAAAGTCCCATCTGTTTCTGAAGAGGTAAAGAAAGGTAGGTGTAAGTCCTCTCCTCTCGGCTTGAACACAGTTCTATTGCTTATTAATATGTCTCTAGATAATTCTGGATTTATATTTGTATTATCAGTCCTGTTTATATCATACAATTCACCATATCCTCTAAATGCTATGTAACTTCTATGGAGAGGTAAGTTGTCTACGGCTGTCTCATTAGTAGTGGTATCCTCAAAAGTCCTAATTAATTCCGTCTCAACCCAGTATGATATTCTTGCATTTCTTGGCTCTCCCTGAAACTTTATCTCTAGGTAGTCCTTTACTAATTCAGATATTTCAAAATGTATTATACTCTCCCCAGAAAGCCTAGACTTAGTTAATGTGTACTTGGCATCACCTCTATTAGAAGAACCGAAAGTTCCACTATAAACGAATATTTTTAATTGTGCCGATTTTAAATTTACTGCCATGATTAATAACTTAAGTAATGACCTAACTGATTTAGAATCACATTAGTGTTGTATCTATAATTTGCGAAATAATCTATTGAGTTTCTTGCCTTTGATATTCCGAAATGTGTACCCGTTTTGCTGCCGCTTAAATAAGCGACTCCTCCTGTACCTGTTTCATGCCATCCTATATAAACCTCATTATTGTACCATGTTGAAGGACTACTAATATAATTAGTAGGAGCAAAGTTTATAAATCCATTTTTACCCCCTGAAGTATATGAGTGATCATAAGACAGATAAGATCCTGAACTAAGAGTGTTTGCTGCCCATGTCCATTTCCAGTCTGTGCCATCATGGAATATACCTGCTCTGGCAACTTCCAGTCTAACTCTAGATCCGGGAGTCAGATTGAATGAAACCTTATTGTAACCTGTTACAAAATATTGTGATTTGTCTATAAACACAGTTGTTCTAGTGTCTTGAGGATTATAGAAGTAGAAATCTCCAACAAAAGAATTATCAGTAAACAAGTATGTTGTATTTGCTTCTAGAGTTAGACCTGTATCGACTCCATTCACCAGTAATGGTAAACCTTCCCTATCAAGAAAAGTTGTATGAAAAGCCAAATCATTTACAGCTATCTTGCTTCCGTCTGGAGTGCTAGGGAGTGTAGCACCAACATTAGGCACTGTTATTGGATATGGGTCTGGAACAACAGGGGCAGCAGGAGCATTGAAAGTAAAGCAATAGTCATCAGTTGGGATAGGAGCATATACCACTACATTAACAAAACGCTGTGCGTAGGTTGCTTCCGTTTTGATTATAGTTAGTGTGCCAGTCTTCCTAGCGTTAGAAGCTAGACTCATATCTCCTGTGGATATACCTGCTTCTATCAAATTAGTTTCAAATTGACTATTCCCTACATAATCACCTCCCTCAACAGCATAGGCAAATGAACCATGGTTGGCTGATACTTTGATAGGGACATTTATATCGTAATCTATGGTTATAGTTCCTACAGTGTCTTCGCCTGTGTCAAATTCAAACACCCTTGTCCCCACATCTACGCCTGTACATATATTATCACCGTCATACACTCTTATCTGCTCAACTTCAGGCTCTACATATTCCAAAGGTTTATCTGGTAGATTTTCATTTGTGTATACACCGTCAGAATCCGGAACGTCCGTTGGGGTTTCAGTTGCCTGATCAAACCCAGACTGTATCCCGTCTGGTTTACCTTCCTCAGTAGCAATAACGTAAAATGGTGATCTTACGTTCATTTTCGTCATTTTTGTCTCTACGGGTCGTATAGATTCAATCTCCCCATTTGTAACTATGTAATCAGACATTATTTCTGTATTATAAATTCATCTCCTTTTTTACTGTAACCTGCGTCTATAAGTATCTCTTCTATATTCTTTGCCATATCCTCAGAGAACACTTGTTTTAGAATCTTATTATCTAATTTACTTTCTGCTATATCCATGGCATCACCAAGGAAGTTTGTCGCAGGTGATCCAAATTTGCGTATAGAAGCAACCATATATCTGGCAGTTAGATCTATCCTTTTTGGTGTCATGTCTATAAACCTGCCCTGAGCGTCTTTTAGCTTTAGCTTCTTATCATTAATCCATTTTACTAAATCCTTCTTGCTGGGGGTGTCTTTACCAGAATCCCTTCCCTTGTCTAGTATTTCACCATAGGAATTACCTTTTATCTGGAATGAGTATTTACGATCACCAACACTCTTCAGACCAAACCTGATACTATTTCTTAGAGACCCGGAAGCATCGATAGGTGCATTAACAGTTTTATTGTTAGCATACCTTCTAGTTCTGTCTCTGCCTATTTCAATCTTAATTAGCTTCACTAATCTTTTAGTGTAGCTCAAGACATATTTCTTCAGGTTTCTATGTTTGTTTACAGACATGATGTTCCGTCAGCGTTTATTAGTGCCATATCATTATTGGGGATCATTATATTCATCTCCATTCCCCATCCAGTCATAAGATTCTCAAACCTATCCTCAAACATTGTGGCAGTTGCAGACTCGTTTAATTCGTAGTCGTTAGATTCCATGCCTCCTCTTCTTAGTGAGCTTTGTAATCCATTCACCACAGACAGCATAGAATTAAGTATATCATGCTTGTTGTCTAACCCTAGGTGTGGTTTTGATAGTGTATTCTTATCTTCTTTTGTTTCATCAACAATATCCAAAGCCATAACGCTAACACTAAAAGACATGAAGTGCTCATCGAATGTCACCGTTGAGATCCCCACATGAGCCAATGGAAATATAGTTTGCTTGGACAGATCAACATCCATTATATCACCAAAAGTAACTGTGTTTATTTCATTATTGCCGATAAGATAATTGTAGATATTATCTACTAAGTCGTAATATGTTTTCATCTCATGCTTTTCTTAATCATTGCTGACTCTAATTGATTCTTTTCCTTCTCGAACACTAAATAGTTTAAACACTTGAATAATCCCTGACTTGTAACTTCGTCAAATTTGAGGATGTCTCCTTTAGCGATTCCATATATTGATTGATACCAACCCCATTTTGATGCAAAAGTTCCTTCTGCTGAGATGTTAGTTTCCCCTTCTTGACTAGATCCTCCATATAGTTCAGGGTAGCTATCGACAACTCCTTCCCTAAATCGTAAAAAAAAACCATCGCACTCATTACAGCATCCATTGGCATCTCCTTCATCATCTCTGATATATCGTCACTGGGCTTGTACGGGGATATTGTATACTTATCCTTCTGCTTAAAGTTTACCGGTCTGTACAGTACAGCCATCGCTTTATGGATCTTTTGCCAATCCGAAATGTTAGCCTCTAGATCAATATACTCGCCTAGTGATATATCATCCAACTTGGGAATAAACCCCATGTCTACATCTAGTAGTTTAAAGTGCCGAATAAGATTAGGTTTTTCCTTGAATGCTTCTTCAAGAATACTAACGACCTTGTTCACTTCTACCAGTGGGATACTGTCTACCTGCTCCAATGAAATGTCACAGAATATTTCTATGAGCTTCTTGTTCACGAAATCAATCGCATCTTCACCATTCTGGTCTACAATCCTCATGTAGTGTTGGTATTGACCAAGTTTGATCTCAGATAGGGATGCAGGAACTTCTAACTGTATCTTCATATTTAAGTAATTAAATTAGCATTATTTGTACCTCATATCATATGTGAGTACGTTTTTTTATAATTGTTGCTACTGCCCAGATGGCAGAATAATGTATAGTGTTATATACACATAGTGTTAAGATGTATGTTACACTTAGTGTTAAGTATTCATAGTGTATCATTATAAATATAATTAACACATAGTGCTACTAACACATAGTGTAACATCAACTCTTGTTGTTTTCATCGTACAGATGGCAATACAATTCCCATATCTTGATCTGGACTTCTTCAAGTTTGTATTTAGTGCCGCTACGAGTAATATCACCCCCGATATCCACTTCTATCTCCTGATATTTATCTATCCATTTCCTTGGCACTGGATAAACTCTGATGTTATTCTTTTCACACCAATTGAAGCAATCCCACTGATCAGATCTGTATATATCCATGGGGCTAAGATATAATGTAAAAAGGTAAATCCAATGTGGCAGTTGCAAAAGATTGTCTGTGCAGAGAGTAGACTAATTACCGCAACCGACATCTGGTTCGGCAGAGTTCGATATACGCAAGCATTTAACCAATTTTAACAAAACTTTAACACTTGAAGCGATTTAAAGCGATTTAAGCATGGGTAGGGTCGTTTTGAGGGGTAAGTACCACTCGTATGGATAAAGTCGCTTAGAAGGGCTGTAAATAGTCTTAAATGGGCTGTTTGAATGTATTTAAGAGGCGAACCCGTATATACAAACATTAATTAAACCCTTTCAATTGATAGTCAACTAATTAACAAAATAAGGGTACAAAAAAACCCCGCTTTTATACGGGGTTAACACAAATTAAAATTATTTATTTGGGGTTTTCTACACTATAAAATTATTTAAAAAGATATCGTTTGCCATTTGTACATGGTCGTTAATTGTTTCCATATGGTAGACGTTGCATTTACTTTGAACCAATTTATTGTAATAGTTGTCGAAATGGTGCAAATTTCTAAAGCGTTTTGTGACCGTTACTTTTTTGCCGTTTGCCATTATGTAAGATATTTTTTTTGTTTCCATGGGTTTTAATTGTTTTCTGTCGTTAGATTATAAAGGTAATTTTTCCAACATTCAACGCTACAAAAGTGCGGGTTTTGTGTTGGTTCGTTGCAATGGTCGTTTTTGCAATAGTTAATCAATATATAATTGTCGTTTTGCGGGTTTTCAGGTGAATACATATTGTTAATTATTTATTGAATAGGTAAAACGTTTTAAAATATCATCATCCAATAAGTTCATACAACTTTTGTACAACTTTGTTTTTTTGGGATATCTACAAAATTTAAGATAGGTTTTTTTTGTTCCTGTTCTTTTATACGTTAGTGTAAATTTATATAAGTACATAATATTTGTTTTTTTTAGTGGTATACTAAACCAATTTTGTTATTTTCAATGTTATAATGTTTACTAGCAAATAAGTCAACCTTTGACGCATTAATAAAACCCGCTTCAATTAGTTCGTTTTCACTCTTGAATATTTTTGTGAACCTATCAACGTTTTCATTTATTAGGTCAACTTGTTTACCGCTATCGGAAAAAATAAAACTAAAATTTTCGGGTTTTTCATGGTTTTGATCTTTTACCAATTTTATGCTGTTCGTGTAGCTGTAAAATTTCACGCTTGGCAATTGTTTAGCAATGGTAAACCAATCAAGCAAATATTTTTTCGAGTAATAGTCGCCGCTATCATGCACCCGTAAAAAATTAACTTTTTTTGCTTTTATAGCGTCCACCATGATTGAAACAAAATTTTCGTCTTTTGTCAATTGGTAGCGTTTTTCAAATGCTGGTTTTACATTTCCCCAACTATATGCCCCTTTTTGAGCATAACAAAATTTGATACATTTATCCGCAAATGGGCACGTTAATTTTCCGCTTTGCGTTTTATATGCTGGTATACCAAAGTTGAAAACCCGCAAACCAGTTTCTTTACTAGTTTTTTTTAGTTTCCCATTTTGGGTTAAAATTGCCGTATTTAAGTATTTGTTTGATTTCATAATTAGTAAATGTAAAAGTTAATAATTTGAGCAAATAACCAAATAAAGCAAAGCGTTAAGAATACCTTGCTAATGTTGTCAATTAACTGAATTGTTTTTTGTTCTGTTTTGTTTTCTGTCGTTTTCATTGTTTAAAAGTTTAGTTAGTGTTGAATGTTTACACCCGTAAAAGTAGAAAACCCGTAAAAAAAACAATAGGAAAAAACCATTTTAACAAAACTTTAACATTGTTAGAAATGTAACAAAGTGCTATGCACGCATAGTAAATGAAAAAAAGAAACCCCCAGAAAAAGGGGGTATTGAATTTATACCTATTGAATTCACAAGGTATTGAATTTACACCTATTGAATTTACAATTGTGATGTAAATAATTTTCCATTGAAGGTGAACCACGCTTGAACATGATCAAACCAACTATGGATGTACTCTTCAGTTAGTGTAGCCTCAGCATCCTTCCTAGCCTCTTCAACCCATTTATCGTATAGGTGTTTGGCTATAGTATTAGGATTCTCTTCACCACCATAAATACAGTCGTTAAGTGCCGAGTACAATACCTGATCCATGCAGTATCCGGTAAGTATCCCATCACACTTCCTTAGCTTAGACACTATCTCAGGCTTCAATATATCGCTGTATTTGGACTTTTTTTTCGTGTGGAGGTATGTATCCCCAATAGTCCAGAAGCATATCTTAAAATCGCTTATTTTAAGTCCTAGGAGGTCATAGTAGGCAAATAGGCTTTCAAAACACTCATCAGCCCAAAGATATCCATGTTTTATCACTTTATCTCTTTCTTGATGTAATGCCTCTATTTGAGCCTCCCTAGATAGGTCTTCGAACCTGTATAATTCAATATCGTCTGTCATTATTTCAAAGTAAAATATTTATTGAATATTATTTCTATAACGGCAACAGATATCTTATCGTAGTTAAGCAACTTTAACAATGAGTCCTGTTCAATATCTATCTTTTGAATCTCGAAGTGGCTCTTCAGGTAGTTACACCTTTCTAATCTACCCATCCTTTTTATAGATTCAAATTCACTAAAGTCTATTGCTGTTTTCATGATTTTATCCTTCTATTTTTTTATGGAGGTAATCTTTTATCCTAGCCATCATTTCATGATCAAAAGAATCTATGAATTCGTATGGATCTATGTTAAATGCATATTCTTCATAATCCTCTTCACCTCCAAAGCAAGTAGCGTCTTCAGTATAAAATTCTACAGTCATACCTCTTGAATTCCTCATGGGAGGTATCACACTTGTAATCTTAACATCTCTATAAGTAGCTTTCATTATTGTTTAGTTTTTTTAGTTATTATTTGTCCGTTTAAAGAGTACGTTAGTGTACCATCCTTCCAGTAGATAACAATTGAATCCATCTTATTCAAATCTAATTGTTTTACCGTCTACCTGAATCCACTTCAGTCTATCAAAAGGAATAGATCTGTATCCCTTAGAGTGCATATCGTATACTGGAATCAATTGCTTTTCCTGTGGGTTGTATTTAAGTACCCCACCCTTCAGATGCTTTACTACACCTCTACGGCAATTCATAACTCTGAACGAGCCATCTTTCTTGGTGAACCCTGCTGAGAAGATTTTACCGTCACCTACTTTTTCTAGTAATTCTAAATAAGTCATGTTTTCTTTGTTTTAATGTTTCCACTACAAACATACAAACTATTTTTGCAACTGCCAAATAGAATGTAAAAAAAAGAAAGCCACTCTTTCAAGCGGCTCTCAACTTCTAACTAAAAACAAACAATTTTTACATATGATAAACTTAAACACTTCAAATATACGAATTATTTTATAATATACATTCCCTTCGGAACAGTTCTTTCTAAAACGTATTGAATCGCATACCTAGCCGCATCGATCCCATGGTTAAAAGTATCAATAGGTTTCATGCCTTTGACGTGCCAAGCATAGTTATTGAATTCCTTAACCAGATTTTCCCCCTGTACATTTATATTGTAATCCTGCATAAGTGCAATACCGGTAAGAATACTACCCTTCTTTTTTATTGTAGGTGTTAAATTTAACCCTCTAGTATTAAGCTCGGCAATAAGTCTAGGTTCACTGTTATCACAAACCACCAAACGTTTACCTGCGTGACGAACACACAAATCATATATATTAGATGTCACAAGACCCTTCTTGTAGAACATCTCTTTTAACCATATAATTTTTCTTTTTTTATCTACGGCAACTTCAACTAAAACTGACTCGTCTCGGGAGAATCCGAAATCCAAGCCAAAGATCGATTCAACATCATTATTGAATTCACCAATTTGCCAGTCAGTAAATATAACTCCCTCAGCTCTCTGAAGCCACCCACCAAGGATTTGATGCCTGTATTTATCTGGTCTACGCTCCTTCATATCCTCCAACTGGTCTACGAAAGACTCAGATAGATTATCGATGTTGTCCTCGTATGTTGTATGGATATAAGTTACGTTGTCTTTAGTGCCGTTAAACCCATCAGGTATTCCTCTGTTCTGGAAGAACCTCTGGTATATCCAATGTTCTTTTGTTGTAGGGTTTAGGATTAACAGGACACGATTCCTAGCGTCCTTAGAACGTATGGAGTAGTCTATCTTATCGAATGTCTCTTCATCCATAAGCTCCTCTGCTTCGTCCAATACAAAAGTGTTAATCCCACTAATCGATTTAAGTTTCGCTGTCTGATCTCCAGATGCTGTTTTGATACCTGAGAAATATATAAAGCTCTTTGTGTGCTTATTTTTTATATCATACTTAGTAACATCAAACATATCATTAGCCCCCATCAAATCTATCTTTTCTAGGAATTCAGGGATAATACTCATAGATGCTGAGCTCATGGTATATCGTGTAAACAATACACCATTATTTTTCTCGTATGTCAATAGGTTTAAGAATACTGTAACGGCAAAAGACTTACCTGAGCCTCTTCCACCTGTTATAACAAAATATCTGCTATCACTATCGAATAAAGATGAGTATTTAGGACTTAGATCTAAAGATTCCATCGACATCAAAATTATTAAAGTTATAACCGTATTTAGAGTTTTTGTCAGAATTCAACCTAATGCCCTGCATACTTCCTGTGTTTTTTATGATAAAAAATCCCTTGAAGTGCTCCGAATAAACAGCAAACAGATCAATGAATTCGTTAGTATATTTAGATTTAATTCCATTGCAGAGTGCAACTTGTATTGAATTTCTATCAGTAGGAATTTTACTGGAATATTTCACCTGAACCTTATACAGCTTACCCCCGCCCTCTACAATTATATCATATACAGAAGAGTCTAGCATTGGTTTACTAGGATGTATACCTCTACTTATGCATTCACAAGAAAACAGGTACTCAGCATACATTCCCTTCTCATTACTGTCCATGATGTGTGTATTTATATAACAGTTCCTTTCTGATCAAGTAAGCCTTTTTACTCTTAGTGTCTCCTCTACCAGTGAAGGTTGCATATTTCAGGTTATTCTCTGTTATACACCTTTTTATTTCAGACGGCAAAAACCACTGAAACTCAATCCCATCATATATAACCCAATAGGTTGCTTTAGTGGTTGATAGAGCCGATGGCTTACCGTTAAACTCAATCTCTATTACTATATTGCCAGTATGCTTACTTTTTTGGTCTGACTTTACTTCAACCCCAATACCTATCTCTGGAACGTATATATCCCATTCTTTGAAGTAACCTTCTTGAATGTAGGCTTTAGGGTATTTATTTTGAATCTGTAGCAGTACTGATCTCTCCAGAACCTTCCCCGCTTTCAGATCCTCCTGAAACTGGCTCATTATTTTCTAGTTTTTCTATTCGGTGAAGAGCAACCATGACAGCTTGTTGTAGTAGCTTGATATCGTGTTGCATTTTTACGAGTGTAGATTCTTTCATTTCTTCTTCTCTAGCTCGGGTTTATATCTGTATCCTAGTATTGGATTTATATTATAATTCCAAAAGTCCATTGGCATACTACTTCCCTGAGGTAGCATCCCCTTTGTCGTTGTTTTTAACTTCTTCATGTTCTACATCTATTGTTTTTGGCTTAGTAAAATTTATAACCGGAATATTTACATTTGTATTAACGTCTATTTGTTGCATCTCTTTTGGTTTACCATATCGGTAGTTCATTATGTAATCCCAATGTTTAGCAGAGCCCTCCTTAGCTAACTTAGCAACTTCCATCCACATCTTCTCTTCACTGCCAAATATCTTTTTTAGTGCCGCTAAAGTCAGATTATTCATATCCTTATCCTTGATACTAATCTTTCTTGGTCGACCTTGACCACGACTCACGCCTTTTACCGCACCATTATTCTTTCTACCGTCTTGTTTATTTGGCTCGTCTTCTTTCATTTCACCTCTTCGAATTTCTTAACGGGCTTATCAAGAAACTTATGGGAGTAGCCCCCTTTCTTCATTGTTGCCTTCATGAAAGCGTTAAGCGTTTCTATCTTGTTGTATTCCTCAAGTAAATCATGATACTTGTTTTCTAGATCATGCAATTGTTCCTTCCAGTAATCTACAGGATCAGTGAATTCCCTCATCTCATCCTTGTCGTATTTTTTTATTAGTTCAGAATACAGATCCATTAAATCCCTTTCATAAACACTAACAACATTATCAAACACCCTTAAGCCATGAAGAACCGTAGCATGATCCCTGTTGACAGACCTGCCTATAGAAGCTAAGCTGTGTCTGGTAACCTTCTTACATATCTTGAAGTACAATGATCTGGCATAAACATTATCTCTTCTTCTAGATTTTGATGATAGGTCTATTCCTGTTTTAAATTCAATCTCGTTCTTCAGTGACTCTAGTATCTTCATTTTTGTTTTTTTTATATTTAACGAATGCATCAACGACTCCTTGACAACATTCATAAAATTCTATCTCCTTATAGTATTCAAGTAAGTGTCGAACATCGGTTTCCTGTATTATTCCCAGTTCCAATGAGATCAATATATCATTATAACATTCTTCCTTACTACTATAAATCATAATGTATCCTCATATGCAAAATCACCCAGATCCATATCCTTGTTAATGAAATAGCTCTTGTATATATTAACAGCCTTTTGAACATCATCCCTACCTCTCTCGTAGCTAGATTCAGATACATTATAAAACCCTAACACTCCAGTTCCTTTTTCCACGGCAATGAACCAGAAGTTTTCCGGCTTTATACCAAAAAGTTCACAGTATATAAATGCCTGACAATGATAACCCCACTTCCAAAATGAACTCTTAAAGTTCCTTACATCTGTAGTGGTCTTTAGGTCTACAATGTACCCGTCTCCAAGTATGTCAGCCTTAGCTCTAAATGGAACATCCCAAAGATCTCCAATAGCAGGAACTTCTTTCTCTGTGTGATTAAGCATATCCACCGCCCTAGAGTTATCATAGAATGCCGTAGCCAAGCGTTCCACATTATACCTGTCTCCTTCCGTAAAGACTCTTCCATGCTCAGCTCTGGCATCCTTGAATTTATTAGTGTTTCTTCTAGCGTCAACAAAATACTGTTTCCTGTATATATGGGGTTCAAGTATTGCTGTGTGGAAAAGCCACCCAAAATCAAGAGCGGAACTGTTCTCCTCCTTAGTGGTAAAGGATTGACTGTATGATTTAGGAGAGTCTAATAATCTCTTCACACTACTACTGGATAAAGCGTTCTTTCCTAGGTAGTTGTAATAGAATTCATCATCCATCATGAATGCTAGAATCTCTTCTTTACTCCAGAATTTACCGTCTAGTGTTGTTATCATTTTTTTCCTTTATGTATTGTTCATACTCTTGTTCCATCCAATGTAGATGGATCATTTGTGCCTCAGTAAACCACTCCTCTGGATTCCCGAATGCTAACCTTTCTAGTTTTTCTTTTGTCTTCTCCATTATCTAACGTATTTAAGTAATGATCTAATTGCTTTTTCTAAGCTGTTAAGCGTAAACTTTAATGGAGCTTCAATGATCAAATATATAATCATTGCAATCCCCTCTATTATAAACAAAAAGAACAATAGCAGAAAAGCCGCAGTAATTTTTAAGGCGTTTAGAATCAATCGTACTAACTTCATTCCTATTTGTTTTACTCAAATATACGAGGAATAATTATATTAACAATGGATGTTGATTATTTTTTAGGATTAAAGTTGTCAGACCATATCGATTGACAAACCCCAAACCTCTGATCACGATCTTTGAATTCAGACATCATAGCAGCATTATTCATGCATCTACGATTGAAATCTTTCTTTTCTTCATACTTCTTTGGTTTCATGTTTAGTGGCATATTTCTGTGATTTTAGTTTTTCAATGTATAGTGTCGCATCCATTAACTCCTGCTGGAGATGATTTAGGAATTCGTAAAACCCGTCAGGAGATTCCTCAAGGGTAGTGCCGTATTTGGTTATTCCTATAATGGAACGCATATCGTATTCTTTTTTCACTTTCTCCACGATAGGATCTACCTTTCCGGTAGTATCATCGCTAGTCCAGTACTCTTGATCTATTGGCATATTTATATAAGTAACAAAATTTCAGTTAATTGTCGTACTCGCTGTACACACGCTCCAACTTCTTGTGGACGTTATTAAGAAAACAACTAGTGCAGGATGTTGTATTCGCTTTATCATTGAATACCCTGTTATATATATCCACTAGCTCCTTCTGCTTCTCTACGCTTATACTATTCTTATTAGAGGTAAAGTACTCAGATAGGTACTTATACTCATCCTCTAGCAAGCAGTTGGGTTTCTGGTATGGAAATATCTTATTGAGAATTTCACGTCTGCCACTGCATCCGCAATCTTCACCGGCAATGAATTTAACCGCCCTATCTATACCTACGGCACTCAATACCTTTTCTACGGTATCACCTATCCCTGTTGATTTAGTCCTCCCTCGACCTTTTGTATTCTTCGTATTCTTCTTTGAGCTCACTTTTGACTTTTGCTTTGCCATTTGTTAATGTGTTAAATATTGAACTTAAACTTATTCTGGTTTCTTTTGCTATAGAACGCATACTCTTGCTCCAATAAAAGTAAACATCCCATAATTTCTTATCATACCAATACCAATCACTTGTTATCAGATCTATCTTATCTACGAGTGCATTGAATCTCTCTTCTGCCTCCATGTTATGATCTATGTGTGGGGCATCAACATCAGGATCTATGACAAAATGAGATCCAGTTATTTTATGGAATCTACTTAGATACAGGTTGCGTAATGTAACATAAACATAGAAAGTGTTGACCTCATCTTCTTTATAGAGGATCTTGTTCTTACTCTCTACATATTTATCAATACGAATATACATCTGCTGAACCAATTCATTAGCCTCATCGTTTGTGACACCAAACGACTTAGCCATATTGATCCAATCCTGATGCTTATCAGCTAATAAATCTATTAATCTCTTGGAATCCAATAGTGAAAAGATATGCCTATTATACCTATCATAAACTGAACTAAATGCTCAGTCTCATCTGTTTCTTGGTTATCTGGATCTAGGTCTGTATTCCAGTAGTTTAGACCAAGCATGAATCCGTAGATTGGAAAGAATTGTAAATACATTATAGTGGTGTTATGGTTGCTTCTACTCTTGGGTTTTGTTTATCTATTCCATTGTAAGTTCCTTTTATCTCAACAACTATTGAGGTATCATCAGCCTCTATGCATCCCTTTTCAACTAGTGCATCTTGAAAATACTTGTCTACAACGGATATAATATTCATCAAATCCCTTTTTCTTTTATCTGGTGCATAATAGCTGTATTCTATTTTACATTTACCCTTTATTTTGAAATCAAGCTGAGGTTCTATTTGATCCTTGAACGTTCTCTTGATTTTGTTGTTGGTTTGATAGTGCCAATTCCTATACTGGTTTAAATTCAAATAATACCTAGTAATCTTGGTTTGGATTACAACTGGTAGTTCTAGTTTATATTGATTTTCTAATTTCATCTATTTTTGTGAATGGAGTAAAGTTACTAAAATAATACCTTTGTTCCCTAACACTAAAGTTTATATCACTTACCTCCTGTGGAAAACCTACTAATTTCTGCTTCTTAATCTTCTGTGAACCGAACACTACAGAAGTATCACTCCACTCAACCGCTCTATTCGGTCTCCACACAAACATAACATTGTCAGCTTTATCAGCAAAAGTACCTCCACCTTTTATTCTATTGATATCTGGCTTTGGATATCTGCCGTCATCACCTTTAATTGGTGTTACTTGGTGTGCTACTAAGTGTATTGAAATATTATTATCTAAGGCAAACCTTTTCAGTTCAGACATGAATCTGGATATGTATAAATCCTCACGCTCACCGCTTCTCATTCTATGTTGTACAGTGTTATACGGGTCTATAATCAAAGATCTAATACCCTTTGTTTTAACTAGGAATCTAGCCCTGTCAAATATCTCCTCTAAGGTGAACCCTGCTTTTGGATATATAACGAAGAAATGCTTCTTGACGAATTCCATGGCATTCTCGTATTCAGTCAGACTCATTTGATGTGAGTAATGTGGATCGGCACTCTTGCCCATATACATCTCAATAATATCGTTAAAGAAATCATTCATAGGCATATTCTCAGGAGAAAACACACCAAATCTCCAACCATCATGAAAAGCCTTAATTGTGGCTAATTGATTCACAAATATTGATTTCCCTTCGTTCTGGTAACCCGTCCATATATTAACCTCTCCATTTCTCCAAGTCCAAGCCTTGTCTATAGAAGGAATATAAGTAGTAGTGCCTCTTTCCTGACCATTATGAAAAGAATCCAACATAGAACTCTTTACGTCATCAATAGAGAATATACCCTCTACCTTTGGATTTAAGGCTGTTTTCAGACGATTTCTGAGACTTTCAGTGCCTTCTGCTATAAGTACCTCATTAGCGTCCTTAAACGGGCTAAAATCGACTAATAAGCACTTATCTGCACCAAACCGCCTTACGAGCTCTTTTTCTAATACTCTGCCATTTTCATCGTTGTCTGTTGCTACATATATTGTTTTTGCCGTTGAAAATAAATCCCAACAGGTGTTTAAGCATTCGAGCTTCTTGTCTATGTTCTTGTCACCCTTATTTGGAGCACCCATGTTTACAGAAGTGTGGAAATCTACTCCGGCAACCTCCCAAGACAATGAATCCATTTCACCCTCACATATAACAATTGTATCTTGATCCTTACATTTATCGTAGTTATACACTACGGGTTCAGCATCCTTAGACTGTATAAATCTTTTGCCGTCAATATATCTAGTCTTTGTGTTAATCATTTTCCCATTTACAAAGTATGGGAATATAATAGCCTTGTCATCTCTTGTTGAGACAATCTTGTTAGCGTCAATAACCTCATCTGTGATAGCCCTCTTCTTGAGGAAATCCCTACCCTTTTCAGTTATTCTAGCCATGTTATCTTTCTTGGGGGCTTTGTATACTTTTATTTCTTCCATTGGATTGTTTGTTTTAACAGAACCACTCCATCCACACTTGTGGCAATGATAAAGTCCTGAGTTAGTGTTGATAGACAAGCAGGTGTCTTTCCAATTCTCTTTACCCATCTGAATGCACTTTGGGCATTTAACTTTCTGTTGATTGGAATTACCCTTTATATCTATTCCTAAATTCTGTAAATTGTTTATAGTATCCATATTAGTGTTACACTATTTAGTATATAACATGATGTTATATATTTTATTTATTATATAACAAGTGTATAACATTATACTGCCACTGTGGCAGTTACAGAAGGATAGATTCGTCTCTCTCTACCGTTTTTTCCTATGTATTTCGTTTTACGTGTTAAATAGCCTCTCTCTTCGAGTTTATTTAGAATTCTATACATAGACCTGTCTGATATGCTTAAAGTCTCGCAAATCGCTCTATTTGAAGCGTAGCAGTACCCCCTTTGCTTACTCAATGACTCTATATGTGATAATACAGCTTTTTCCCTTAACGTCATGTCTTTGTCCATTGTTGTTAAATCTATATTTAAGTATCTAGTCTTCTTTGTTTTCATCTTGCTTGTTTATGTAGCAAAAAAGAGGGGCATTGGCAGTACGTTTTCATGAAAGTATCAGTAACAAAACGCTTATGGCTTACCCCTCGATCTTACTACGTTTAATTAGAACGGCAATCCATCACCTGCCTTAGCAGTTGAAGTTTGCTTTTTCTCCTGAGGCTTGTAGTCATCAATCCACACACTGTGCGTCTTTCCATACTCATTAACCTGCTTCAAAGCACCTACGGCTAACCTTAGGTATCTTTCACCATTGTATTCATACCAATGATCCTTAGTCATACTCTCCTTTATGGAGATGTTTACGATATCATAGCTTCCTGCTTTTTTACCGTTTCCTACATACTTTTTTTCACTCATAATTCTAGTTTAATAATTGTTTTTCTACTTCCTTACTAATCTTGTATTTTTTTCTTACGTCTTGTATCTTGAATTTACCAGAAGATATAGCCTTCTTAGCATTGTTGAACTGCTCAGTTCCTGCATTTAACCAATTCAAATCCTCAGAAATACTCTTGCCATGGGTGTTAGTAGCGTCAGCATCTTTATTATCATCAATAAGAAATAATCCACCCAAAGCGTATTTTCTAGCATAAGAACTACTTGATCCAAAAGATTGGGCAATATCCATCCCTTTCTTATTTACATTAATACCTGCCTCTCCTTTACCCTTCTTTGTTTCGTTACCATCTGTCAAGTAAGCGATAGATTCCGCATAAGGAATGCCTACTATCTCCTTTATTTCATCCTCGATAGTCAAACACAGACCAGTCTCCACTAATAGTGGTTTTAAAGCCTCCAAGATGTCCTCTTGATTTCTGTAGTTGTAATTACCAAAGCTGTTCCTTTGGTTTTTAGGTGCTTTCAGTCTCCCCTGAATATACACAAGTTTCTCTGTAAGTGTTTTCATACTTCAAATCTAATAAACATTTCTGTAACTGCCAAAAAAAAGAGCAAGGTAAAAACCCCACTCTTTTATGGAAAACAAAGAAAACACCTTATAAAAAGCGTCTGATCAAAGTTAAGGTAATAACATCAATCATGCAAGTTATTAAGTTGTTTCTGTTTAATCTGACGATAGAATTCTTCTGCTATCTGTCTAATTTCGGTGGTGCTTATCACCGATGATTTTTTCAGCACCTCTTGATCCGAAGTATCCAATAAATACAATTGTTAAAAGTTCCTTTACAGTGTCCAATCCATCTATCTGCATATACCACCCACATATAAATGCCAGAGTCAATACTATAAGCGTTAGTGGACGTACATTTTGGGCTAGCCAACCACTTCTTGAGTCTGCTACCCATCTTCTAGTGATACCATCAAA